GTCAGCAGGTTAAGGATTGGATCTTCGCTCATCAGTTCGGTCGGCGTAATGGAGATGGTATTAGTCGGGCTCGGTGGAGGGCTATGCTTGTCGAAGCCAAGGCGAGCAAGATTAGTAATGTTCGTGGGTTAAAGACTGCAATTGTAGATTCAGTCGCTAAAGCAACGGGTGTTTCGGCTCGCCAGATCTGGTCGGATTTAGCAGTGACGGAAGTGCTTGATTCCTTAACTCCGCAGGCTAAGCGGAACATTGTTCATGGTCACATTGCAGCTACCCCAGAATCTATTCTGTCGATCAAGGACTTGCCTGAGTCGCAGAAATCTCAGGTGTGTGATGTGCTAGAGAATTTGCCAACGAACGTAGGCGAGGATCTAGTATTCCGTTCTGTGGAGGAAGTTGTTCAGGCAGTTGCTGAGCACCAGTCGGGCCAACCGGAAAAGCCTGAGCAGAAAAACAAACGTCTTGAGCAAGAGATAGCCAAGATTGAGAGGTTTATTGCTGAGCTTCCTGCTCGCATCGACTCGGTTGCCGAAGGTAAAAAGCTAAAGCGATCTCCATGGAAAGAGAGAGTGCAGGTGGCCTTTGCTTCGTTCGTCACGATATGGAGAGAACAATGCAAGAAGCCTTAATGCCATTCTTCTCAAGGACTCCTTGGCTTCATCAGATCAATGGTGTAGTGCAGGTAGTGGAGGCTTTGAGATCGACGAATGCCGTAACGCTATGTAGTGCTACGGGTGGAGGTAAGTCAGACATGATGTGGGCACTAGCTCAGTATTATCAGAGCCAGGGAGCTAAGTGTTTGATCCTGACTAACCGCAAGATGCTCACGCATCAAACGATGCTTAACGCTCAAGCTAAAGGTATAGGCTTTGGTGTGCGAGCAGCATCACTGGCTGAGCATTTTGATTCGACGCAGGATATACAGATTAGTTCCATTCAGACGGAGATCTCAAGAACCATTAACAGTAATCGCTGGGAACCGTTTGACGCTGACTATGTGTTTGTGGATGAGGGGCACTTGCAAGCCAGTGGTGAGAGCGAAAAGTTCTTAAGGTCTTACCTGCATCGCAATCGAAAGATCGTCGGCTTGTCGGCAACTCCTGTGGGTATGAGTCACTTGTACCCGAAGCTGGTTGTGTCAGGTAAACCTTCAGAATGCTTGGCTGCTGGTGCTCACGTAAGGGCTGTGATTAAGGCTCCGTTTGAATTTGACTTGTCGAAGGTTAAGCGAGTCAAGACGGGCGAGTACAGTATCGGTGACATCAGAAAACATGTGTGGAGTCAGCAGATTGTTGGTCGTGTGATTGAAGAGTGGTTTACCGAGAATCCAGACAAAAGGCCAACGCTTGTGTTCGCACCCTGCGTAGAGTCATCGATTGGATTGACGCTGGACTTCATGCGGCAGGGCGTAAAGGCTGCTCATATTGATGCCAATAAAGTGCAGATCAACGATCAGGTGTACACGGACACAGATGGCAAGATTCGACAAGAGGTACTGGAGGCGTGGAAAGCTGGTGACATCAAGGTGATATGCAATCGCTTTGTCCTCAGGGAGGGCATCGACTTGCCACAGATGTATCACTTAGTTCTTGCCTGTCCCATGGGATCGATCAAGACGTACTTGCAATCGACGGGTAGGGTTATTCGCTATTCGGCAGAGACACCTGACCACGTTCTAATTACGGATCATGCTGGCTCCTATTACAAATTCGGTGGCGGGCCTAATCGGGACCGTAACTGGGAGGAGATGTACTATCAGACTGAGGAGCAGATTGAGAAGAAGATACGCGAGCAAGCGGAAAAAAATCCTGACCAAGATCCAATTGTGTGTCCGCACTGTGGAACTGTGCGTCACGGCAATATGCCTGCTTGCCCTGCTCCTCCGGTTGGATGCGGTAGAGAGTCTCGCGGTAGAAGCAAGATGATTGTGCAGCAGAACGGTGAACTGCGTCGGGTGACGGGACCAAACTTTCGTCCACCTCGTACTCGTCCAAGATCCAGTGCTGACCAGCAGAGGTGGGACAATCTTTACTTCAGAACACGAAACTCTACAAGTCCTCGTGCCATGAACTTTAATCAACTCAAAGCCTTATTCTATCGCACCTATGGCTACTACCCTCCAGGTGATTTGCTAAGGATGCCACGAGATGAATCAACTTGGAGTCGCAAGGTAAATCAAACGGAAGCAGCAGCACTTAGGAGTACAGGTAATGGCTAGTAGTATAACGGAGTGGCAGGCCGAACAGATCAAAGATTTTCGGCAGATGCTTTTAGAGTGTGAGAACATCCCGCAGCTTGTGTCAGTGGCAAGAAACCTTGTGCACTTTGTTAGTCAAGCTTGGTATTTGAGAGGTTGCTTGCCAGCGTATAACAAACGATTGGCTGACTTCCTTGAGGGCCGAAAGGAGAGGATCGTGGTGGTGATTGACTTCAAGGCTATCTGCCATTTAGCGTATCATCGCGCCAAGGATACCAGTCCAGCATCTGAGTTCGCTGACATCATTTCAAGAATTAAGATGGCTTTCTCAATGAGTTCGCTCTTCCTGTTTGCTGATGAGATGGAGGAAGAAAGCTGGAGGTATGCTAAAGACTCACGTTGGAAAAGCAGTCGGCTCGACATCACTAGCGGCTTTTTGTCTTTTGTTGCTAGTGCTAGGGAGGCACTTGATAAGCGTGGCGTGAAACGATATATGTTTCCAACGTATGACGCAGACGACGTATTGGCCTCACTATCCACCTCGTATGCACTTGCTGGCGATAAGTGTGTAATGGTTTGCCAAGACAAGGATTTGTATCAGTGTCTCGGACCCAAAGTGAACATGTACTGGAAGGGACAGTTCTTCAATCGCGAGTCGTTGTTTAAGAATTACGCCTGCGAACCTAAGCAGTGGGTGGATTGGCTGGCTATGGTTGGTCGCAATGACATCCCTGGTGCGTCAGGTGTTGGAGAGAAGACAGCCAGTAAGTTACTGATTACTTTCGGAAGCTATATCAACTGCCTCAATGCCATCGATCAAGTAAAGAATCAGTTTTCCGAGAAGGTGGCTGCGGGACTGATGGAGTTTGAGAAAGCATACTTCGACACACATCGCCTTCATAGATTGAATCAAACCTTAGATGTTGAGGTGCTGGTATGAACGATTTCTCATTTAGGGATGGTCCTTTCATTTTTACTGATAGCAGGATGTACTGCTCGGCTCCGCCTAGCCTAGATCAGCTTGAAGAAACACTAAGCAGACTGGCTTGGATGCAAAGACACATTTACTGGTGGATTGGTGATGCGATCCTACAAGGAGAAAAACTGTTTGGTGATGATGCATATCAGGCAGTAGATCCAAGCTTTAGTCCTGATTTGCTTCATCGGTGTGTAGCGATGGCTGCTAAGTATCCACCAGAGCATCGCAATGCCAGCCTATCGTGGTCTCACCACCTAGCTGCTGCGAAATTGAGTCCGAGGTTGCGGGTTGTGGCACTAAGAAAAGCGGAGGCTGAAGGATGGAACAGTCAGGACTTTCAGGGCTACCTGAAAAACGTATGGGCGAAAAAGGAGATGCTGGAGCAATACGCGACATCTCAGGAAGAAGATTCTGCTGGATCTCAGGATTGACCAAGGGTACTCGTCCAGCCAACTGGTATGGCGATTGGTGGCTGCAAGTGGCTCACTTGAGTAGCGGTTCAGGTGCGATGCATCGCGTCAATGATCGTCGGGCTGTGGTGCTGCTGTGTCCGCTAGTGCACGAGTGCCATGTGAACGATTCAGAGAGGATCGCAGAGAAGAAGATTGGCGGCAGATCGTATCCTACGATTGATGCCTCCCACCTGCTGTGGATCAAACAGATCATGGATCCTGGCTTCTACGATCCGGAGTTCTATAGTCGTATTTGGACGGGCTCACCTCCTGATCCGAAGCGACCACCAGCGTACTGGATGAATATGTTATTCGAGAATACAGGATTGTCATTATGAACAAGGATGGCGTGTCGTACATTCTGGAGAAGCTAGCGGAGGAGTTTCCTACGAAGTCGGACTTGTCAGAGTGTTATCAGGAGGTGGCTGATTATTTGAGAGGTTTAGATTTACCTCAGAAAGATGTGGAAAGAGTTTTACGTTTACTACGCAAAAAATGTGTGGTGTTTATTAGTGTTTCTGATGCTTTGAGAAAGTGGAGCTTGATAAATGGCTAGTGCGTTTGCGACTGTTCATGGTTATTTGAGCGATGCGCCAAGTGTGAATACTACAAAAAACGGAACTAAGGTAGCCAGAATCCGTTTGGGCTGGAGCAAGAAAATGGGAGAGGAGACTAAGTGGAGCAACATTAATGTCGTTCTCTGGGGGAAGTTAGCCGAGACAGCGGAACAATACTTGGAGAAGGGGAGTCTTGTCACTGTCAACGGAGAACTGGAGACGAACTCATGGGAGAAGGATGGAGAGAAGAGATCCAACTTGGAGCTTCACGCAAGCCAGCTAAAGCTGGAAGGAAAGCCCAAGGGCAATGGTGAAAAACAAGAGCGACCTACGCCGAGCAGCAAGCCAGCAGGCAAACCAGCAAGTAAGCCCGCAGTCAAATCCGAAGACGACTTCCCATCAGACGATGGATTTGGCGACATTCCGTTTTAAGATTGAGACTACAGATCGGGTAGAGGTGACAGACCATGCACTGCGTCGGTATTGGCTCAGGATTGATCCGATACCGGACAGGCATGGAGTTCAAGAGAGAATACGTAGTGAGATGCAACGCGGCTTCTGGCTGAGGCGCTGGCGCATGCAGGATGGTGTGCCAGTGCTTCATTGCCGTTGCAGCGGATTGATCGCAGTTGTTGCTCCCCAGGAGAATTGCTGGCTGGTCATTACTGTTATGGAGGGCAAAAGAAATGGGAGCGATCGACGGAACCGATGACATCAAGCAGGCCACAAGGGTGCTTCAGCTTTGCTACCCAAAGATCATCGTCGCACATGAGGTGCAAGAAGCGGTCGACGGCAGCAGCATCGTCCAGGTGATCAAGAACGGAAAGAGGATCGTAGGTGTCATGATCGCTGAACGCGACATGCACGAAATCTACATTCGTCGCCTTGCAGTTCTGGATGAGTACAGGCTTAAGGGCTACGCTCGTGGCATGATTAATAGTTTGCTGAGGCAAGATCATGTCAAGCTGCTTACCCTCTCTGTTCCTGGCTGGGAGCCAGCGTCTGTTGCGTTTGCTCATCGCTGTGGATTCCATGTGTTCGGGATAGACGCCGACAACGAAGGATTCCAAGTTTGGCGATTAAGTTCGCGTGCAAACGCTAGCTCTAGGAACAGGATTGAGCAGTACTTTTCTAAGCGTCTTAGTCGAAAAGGCGATTTTGGGCGTCGGTATTGAGGTCGTCGAATAGCTTGCCGATTCGGGAGCCAGAGACGCAGCAATCGATAGGTATGTCGCGTCGAGACAGTTCACGAAAGACTTCGCGTTTAATAGCGTGTAGGGCCAGCATGACACTGCTGGCTTCTACCACTCGGCCCATCCTTCCAGATCGCAGGTTGTTCAGTGTCTCCTCGGCTGCAATTTCCTCCGCTGTCTTGCCTTCTTGTCTTTTTGCAACAATCCACCTTGACCTTGGCTCCATCTCCGCTAGTATTGAAGTCACTACTCCAGCAAGTTCGTCTACTTCGCTGTGGTACTCGTCCTCGTAGATGTTGCTTTCTTTGTTTTCGGCTAACACTGCTTTTACATTGTCTTCGTCAATGAGAAAAGAATTTGTTTCCGAAGAGTAGGCCATTGGTATTCGTTTGCCGAAGGTGCTACTTGTCTTCACCACGTAGTCAGAACACTTCCTTGGGATGACGCGAGAGAAGAACGATGAAAGTCTTCCCTTGGCAGGATCAAAATTCTTTATTGCTAAATAGGCTTGGCACATTGCTTCGTTGAATAGTTCGTCCGTGTTGACTTGAGGAGGCTTGGGGTGATTATGGCAGAGGGTCCAGATCCAGTGTGCCTGAGAGCACAACAGTATTTCGATTGCTTTTTTATCGCCGCTCTTTGCTTGTTCGTAGTATTGGCTTTCTTCCAGAGGGGTTAATCTCTTGGCTTCACGACCTGCTAAAAAATCTGCGACAGGATCTACTTTCTTCACAGAACGACCTCCTTGCGTTGTTGCGTATTGCCGAATCTCTGAGTCTGGGAGTGTACGAACATCTCTGAGCCCAGAAACACAGGCAGATAGATGTGTACAGTATAAACATTCTAAGCTCGCAGGTGTACCTTGGTCAACCGATAGGTATCCAGAATCCGCACCTCCTGGCTTTTTTATTGACGCGGGAGTAAGTGCTTATGATAAGAATCATCTAAGTAAGCGCCCCGCTGGCTCCAAGTTGCTTGAGAGCTTACGGCCAGGAGATCATGTTCTCGTTTGGTCGGTGGACAGAATGTTCCGCAACGTAGGTGACTTTGGTACTACGATCGATCTGTTTCGTCGCAAAGGCATTCTTGTTCACTTTATCAACGACGACATTGATTTGAGTAGTCCTAGTGGACAATTGAAGGCGGCCCTACTGGCTGTGCTTGCAGAGCACTTCTCGCGCATGCTTGGCTTCCGAGTGAGGGAAGCTGCGGCGATTAAGCGACTAAAGGCAGGTAAGGGCATCAAGTCGGCACGTAGCACACCCAAGTCTATTAGGATGGAGGAGGTGTCTAAGATCAGGGAGGGTGATCTGCCAAGCAAGATACTATCTCCATACGCAAAGCCAAAGAAGCAGGTTCAATCGCTCAAGCGTGTTTGGGGTTACATTCGCGTTTCATCAGATGGTCAGCTAGAGAGTGGCTTGGGTTTAGCCAATCAACGGATGAGAGTTGAGGAGGAGTTAGCCAAGTACTCTGAGAGCGAGTGCATGGGGGTTGTGGCTGACGAGGCGGTGTCTGCGTTTAAGGTTCCCTTCGATCAGCGCCCAGGTGGCAGTAGATTCTTGAAGGAAGCAAAGCCAGGAGATTGTTTAGTTGTTTACCGTGGAGACCGTATCTTTCGTTCGCTCAAGGACATGGCCAATACAGTGGCTATGTTGAGGAAGAAGGGTTTAACGCTAAGGCTGATAGAAGAGAACATCTCTACCGACAGCACTGACTCAGACTGGTACCTAAGTCTGGTTACAATGTTTGCGGAACTAGAAAGCAAAATCAAGTCAGCAAGGGTTGTGGAGTGCTTCTCGCGTATGAAGCGTGAAGGTCTCTGCTACACTGAGCCTCATCGATTCATGCTCTACAAAGGTGTTAAGTGTGGCAATCAAAGCAGGTACATCGTTGACTGGGCAAGGGCGGCTAGGTTTCAAATGGCGATGACTGTACGACGAGAGTACGGGTTCAAGGGCACGCACTCCTGTGCTATCGTCAATGCAATCACTGCTCAGCAAAAGGGCATTAAGCCAGCGGTGTATGCGATCAAGGGAAGATTGAGTCGCAAGGATGTGAGGACCAAAAGGGTCAAGCCAAAGTATACGCCTTTATTTAATCGTCAGGTCACTTCGGTCGAAAACATCTGGCCTCAGTTCTTGGACTCAATCGGTGCCGTGGGAGCCAAGCGATTGAATAAGATAGCCAGAGATCAGTTGGCAACAAACATCTCGCAACTCAGCCTCGCTTTCCTGAAGCGGTCTGGGGTACCTATGGATCGACTCACACGGTACTTCGTTGTTTGTGGTGTCGACGCCAGAGTTCCTCTCGACAGTATGCCGAGTGACAATCTTTTGGCTACGGCTCAAGATCTTTAGGGATTCCATTGCTACGGTGACAGTCGCCGGTATCCTTACTTCATCTTGCTCTGCTCGAAGTGTTTCGACTTGCGTAGTAAGCTCAGTGATTCCCTGAGTCAGTGCGTCTAATCCTTGGATTATGTAATCTTCGTTAGCACTCATTTAGTTTCCTTAGAAATCTATAGTACGCTTCCATCGAAGTTCTCATGCCGCCTGGGGTTTTAATAACTTCCAGTTGCACTGTCTTGCCTCCAACACTCTCTCGGCCAACACGTACCAACTCGTAGATGTTGTTGTACGTTCTCTGTAGCCTCTGACCTAACTCCTTGAGTGTTACAAGCTCTTCAGTTCTGGGGTCAATCATTCCGACTACCTGCTCCACTTTTTTATCCTCCTCTTCCAATTATTGTTCTGCTCTCACCAGTATTACCTTTGAGAGCCAATTATTTCTTGTGGCAGTTGGAAAGATATGCGGAGACCCCCTTCCACCCCACCCCAAGGAAATGACATGGCTGATAGCGAATTGACCAAGATGATTCAGGAGAGATTAGCGGAGCGTGCCGCTAATCGTGATGGAGCAACTGCACCTGAGGCTGAGTCAGTCGAATCAGAAAGTGCAACTCCAGAGGCTGTTGAGCAGCAGGTCGAGTCGGCGGTAGAGCAGCAGCCTGAAGCCAAGGCACCAGAAGCTGGCTCCGAACCCGCACCTGTAGCCGAAGTCTCTCCGCTAAAGCAAGCATTAGCTAAAGTTAATATCGCTGCCGACCAGTATTCTGAGGATGAGATTCAGAAGCAACTGGTTAATGTTTTTGCTGAGCGTGATGAGCAGCGACGAAGAATGGCTGAGTTACAGGCTCAGGTTGAAGCTCTTAGTCAGCAGCAGCCGGTTCAGCAACAGATTGCAGAGCCAGTCAAGCCTGAGACTAACGAACAAAAGCTACGTCGCTGGCAAAAGGTTGAGATCGACCAGAATCTAACCAAGTATTGCGAGTTCGACGACAAGACCTCGAAGTTTTTGCCTGATCCTAAGTATGGGATCGATGGACAGAAAGCCGCTCAGCAGCTTAATGAGGCCGTCACTGAGCAGCAGAGACGCAGCCAGCTTATGGTCAATGATCCAGTGACTGCAATGCAGGAAGCTGGGTTGCTAGAGGAAATTGAAAACAAAATCGAAAGCCGCATTAAAGCTTACCACACCCAGCTAGCTGCGAATCTAGCTGAGAAGCAAAAGCAGGTGCAGGCTTATAGATACCAGCAGCAAGAAGAGAACGAGTTCCAGAAGTTCTACACCGACCACAAAAACGAATTCTTCCGAGTCAGTAATGATGGCAATGTCATGGTTGGCTTGGATGGAAAAGAAATTCCTACAGAGCGTGGGCTGCTTTACAGCAACAAGGTTCGAGAGATCTGCAACGAACTTGGTGTGGATCAGCCAGACCTACGTATCTGGAAGTTGGCGTACAGGATGCTTCCCCCAGTAGAGCCTGCCAAAAACCAAGAAGAGTTGGCGGCAGAAAAGAAGCAACAGGTTGAAGCAAAGAAGAATCAGTTTGTAGAGCAGGCCAGGAAGAAGCCTGACGCACGAAAGGTGCAAGTGAGCAATGCTTTTGTGCAGCCGGTAGAAACGCCGGTGAATCGTAAGATGTCATTTCGAGAAATGTTAGAGCGTGATCCAGACAACGCTGAGATTCTGGGCGCGAACTACAGGGGAAACTAACGAGACAAGGAGTAGTCAATGTCTGAGGCAATTTTAGCCATTCGGAACACAGCACCTAAGTACCTAAAAGGTGCATCCGATCAAACGGTACGCAACCGTTTCTGGTTGGCCTTGCTGCAAAGCGAAGGTCGCATTCTTTACAACCAGAGCGGAACGTCGACGACCTGGACTGTGCGAGCACGACAGCCAGCCGCTCGAACCCATTCCAGTGGTGTTGGTGTGATCTACGAACATCACCAAGCATTCGAGCAGTTGACTGTACCAGTCGCTGGCTTGATTGGAACTCAAGCACTGGATCTCAAAATTCAGATGATGAACAAGGGTCCGTTGGCGATCGTCGATCTTTATGCTGATGCGATGGACTCGGTTCTCGCTTCGGTAGGCAATCGATTGTCGGCTGAGTTGTTCTTGCGAAACACTGGCAACGATGACCAGATCGTGGGTATCGATACCCCGATGGTTCCAGACGGATCGGTTTCGGTTAACGACCGCGTAGCACTGCCTTCTAGCTCTGCCTCTTACGGTGGCAAGTTGGTTCGCCCAGGCTCCTACGGTGGAACATGGTCAAACAACTTGGCTGCTGCTAATCGTCCTTCGGGCTTGCTCACCACTGACTGGCCTCTTGGATCTGGCACAGCCGATTACGATTTCGTGAGTCCCAAGCTCATCAATTACGCATGTCCTCAGTGGGGCACTGGTGGTAACACTTGGGCCGATAACTGCGAGCATGTGATTCGTCGTGGTCGTAGCTGGATTCGTCACTTGTCTGGTGGCAGCAAGATCCCAACCTTGCACATGCTAAGCCAGGAATTGTTCGACGAGTTCCAAGATCGCTTGGTCGTTCGCGAGCGATTGCAGGTTAGCGATTACGCTGGCAAGCTTGGCTTTGCAGAAGATGTGATCAACTACAACGGTGCAATGATTAAGAGTGAGTTCGATTGTCCAGCGGGCACTGGCTATGCAGTGAACCTAGATGAAATGAGCTTGTTCAGCTTGCACGATCAGTTGTTCTACTTGGTTGGTCCAGAGTTCAACAACACCGCAATGGCCCATGAAGTGGCTATTGGTTTCTTTGGGAATTTAAGGTTCAATCCAAAACATATTGCCAAGTACGGTGCTTTCGGTTCTTAATCGTTAGTTCCGTCGTCGTAACAAAACAAACCTAACAGGGAGAAAAATAAAGTGGGTGCAGTTCAAACGAATATGTATCGGCTAGGCGAAAAGGCTGTAGCCGGTGAACTAGAGTCTTTGCTTGGGACAGTTCGAGAGTTCACTGATGTGAATTACTCTGCGATTGATTCGCAACGCAAACTCTTGTCAGGTCGCCGCATCAAAGCGATGTGGGTTAAGAATGACTCCGGTGGAGCGCTCAATCCTAATGAGTGCTTAACCTGGAAAAGTGGATTGGCTGGAACTTACGTTGGTGGTGTTACCGGCGCTGCTGGTACTGGAGTTGGTGCAGTTGATCCTTATGTGACATCTGTGGCTAACGGCGAGCACTTTTGGATGCTCATTGAAGGTCCAGGCAAGGCTCGTTCTGCCGGTTCTATTTCGGCTAACGCTATTCTGATTCCTGCCGCTACTGGTGAAGTCACGACTGTGACCAACGACGCGGCTGGCTCCTTGAGTGCGTGTGGTCGTGCAGTGACCGCAGCAACGGCAGCAGATCAAACCATTGATGTGGTCTGGAAGTTCCCAGGCTACTAATCGTTTATGTGACCATGGAAACGGCCAGTGGGTGGCAGGGATGCTGCTCACTGGCTTCTGTTGGCACTAAGTAAAAAACAAGAGGTGATGTTGTGGATAAAGTTAAGGGCGTGACACCTAAGGGTGAAGTAATTAATCAGCCTAAGTATACGGCTAATGCCAAAGCTTACGGCTCAGAGCCAATCATTCAGAACGTCGTCCCTGAAACCTCGGCCCTTCAGAAGGAGCCAGTGGTGGGCGACATGTGGAAGAGCATGGTCTCTCCAATCAAGTTAAATAAATAACCCCGAATGTTTTATGTTCTGGGGGGTGGCTGGTGCCGCTGGGGTAGGGGCTGGTGAGTAATTACTTACTGGCCCCGCTTCGTTGAGGAACAGTATGTCACTAAACCTTAGAGTCACTAATCAGGCAAGTCATTGCAATCAATGTCGTCAAGTATTTCCTAATCGCATGCTTTCCGGTGGGTACTGTGGCGATTGCAGAGAAGTTAGGCGAGAGCAAATACACAGAGAGTTGCTGATGAGCGATACGCGTCAAACAGCCCAGTTTTCAAGAGAGTTGCTGTCTCGAATCAAGAAGGCTGGATCAGATCAGCAGGTTCTTGATCAGGTATTCTCCAAGTTTACTGATCTAGTGGGTGGTGCTGATGGATTGGCTGTCAAGCTCAAGGAGGACTTTGATAAAGTCCGTGGTGAGAATCTGACGCAAAAAGAACAATTGATGTTTGAGCGAAAGGATTCGGTAATCGTCAAGTATTGGCAGATGATATTGAGCCTGCAAGAGAAACTTGATGATCGCAATAACGTGGATGCGTCAGGTCTTACGGACGATGACCTGAAAGCAACCTTAGCACAACTTGCGGCTCGTATGATGCAGGATGATCCTAACTTTCGCATTCAGGTCATCAATAGCGTTGCGATGCAGAGTGAGCCTATCGACGTAGAAGTTACTCCAGCGATAGCAGAAGAGTCTCCTACTTGGGAATACAATCCAGATGACGAATCTGAATCTGAGTAATCGCGAAGCTGCTGCTCTGGTGGAAATGGCTCGGCGCCGAACCACCGCTCTTGATCTGTTTCGTGCTCAGTCTCATCAAGATCCCATATTTCAGTCCAACGCCAGAGAGTTGTTGGTTCGTGGTGGTGTGCGTTCTGGTAAGAGTACCTCACTGGCTGTTCTCACCGGAGCTATTGCTACAGATGGTTACGTTCATTTGTCAGATGGCACCAGGGTGAGAGCGCGTCGTCCTCACCAGTTAGGCAGGCCGCTTACGATATGGATCATTGGCTACGATCAGCGTCATATTGGAGAGACAGTTCATAGGCTTTTGTTTAAGCCAGGATTGTTCAAGATGATACGTGATCGCTCGACGGGTCAATTGAGATCTTACAATCAAGCCGACCCTGACGATGCAGCTAGATCGGGTGAAGTTTATCCTAGCTATCCAGTGATACCCAATCGATTCGTAAAGCCAGGATCTTGGGACTGGGAGAACAAAGGTAACAACGAGTTCAAGAAGGTTGTCATCTGGGATCCAGTGACTAAAGAAACGCTGGCTGACATCTATGCCTACTCATCCAAGGCAGAGCCTAAGCAGGGCGACCCAGTGGATGTGATTTGGATAGACGAGGCGATCAAATATCCAAAGCACTATCAAGAGTGGCAATCGCGTCTAGCTGACAGGCGAGGAAGGCTGTTCTGGTCTAGCTGGCCTAGAGCCAATAATGAGGCTCTGCGTGCTTTGACTGAACGAGCTAAGCTGCAAGATGCCGACGATCCAGATCCGATGGCTGGTGAAGTGATTCTGACAACTAGCGCAAATAGCCAGCTTGATCCTGCTGGTAAGAGAGAGCTTCTTGAGGGCTTTACCGACGAAGAAAAGTCATCTAGAGATCGTGGCGAATACTCTATTGAACAACTCAAGATGTATCCGCTATTTGACAGGAGCTTTCATTCTGCCTGCTATCCTGAGGGAGTTGAGGACAAGATTTCCGAAACGCTAAGGCGGAACAATTGGGTGCCTCCAATTGACTGGACAAGAGAGATGATTCTTGATCCAGGCACGAGAAAGCCAGCGGTACTTTTTTGTGCCATACCGCCGCCGAGTTTCGGTGAGTATTACGTTGTTTACGATGAATTGTATCCAGGTCGAGCAGACGCTGACACACTGGCTCCGATGATTAAGAGCAAGATACAAGGCTATCCGATCTATCGATTCATTATCGACCAGCGTGCAGGTAAGCAAACGACGATGGGCTTTGCGTTATCAGTTGCTGACAACTACTCGCGAACATTCAAAGAACACAACATCCACAGCATCTTGACGGGGCATCACTTTATGTGGGGTTCGCCCAATGTGGAGTCTCGCATCATGCGATTGCAGTCGTGGATGCATGTGAACAATAAAGCTGGCTCCTTTCCGTATCTTCGGATTGTAACTCACAAGTGTCCGAATCTCTGTAAGCAATTAGAGGACTACATCAAAGAGGAGCGATTGGATAACGAGGTTGGTGATCGACCTGCGAAGTATCAGACGATCGACTTAGCTGTGGCGGCGGAATACTGGTGTGCCAGTTTTCCAAAGTGGTTTCCAGTTGCAGGGAAGAATATAGGGGGAGGATCCCCCGCGTTTCAATTGTTTCAGCAGTTGCAAGCGTCTTCATCGTCTCGCAAGAAGCCAGATGATAATTCGGTTTTGCTTGGCACTGCGCTTACCCCCTACAAGGTTTGAACATGTCGCTCAACAAAAATTTTGATGGATTGGCTCCGGTTGGTTTGCCAATTCTGTGGTGTCCTCCACATGCTCCCGATGATGTCGTCCCAGGGATCGTGTCGGATTCGTTTCACAATGGCGTAGTGTCAATCAATACATTTCCAACGTCCAAGAGGAGTGGTGGTGGCTTAGTGACTAGCGTGCCGCACTTAAGTGATGCAAGGCTGTTCGTTGATGGCAAGCCCACTGAATTGGCGAAGCGAACTGGTTGGTGGATGTTCCCCAAGTGGTATGAGGATCTGGTTGAGGTTCGTGGTGTCCCTGATCGCAAGTCTGGTAAGGTCAAGGAAGCTAACTAATGCTTGAGATTCGGGGTAGGCTTGAACGACTGGTGAGTGTTTGGTTGACGAGGATTGAGCAAGCTCGTAAAGCGAGAGAGCCCTTTCGTCAGACCGCTGACATTTGCCGGAACTTCTATCAGGGTACGTGCGGCTTTATGTGGGACGATACGTTCCGCAATAAGTTCTTTAGTAACCTGCCAGCCCCTCAGTTCAAAATGACGATAGCAAAAGCTTTTGAACTTGTCAGCGTGTTTGGTCCTTCACTCTATTGGGACTATCCTGGTATCTCTGCTCGCCCTTACGCTCGTCTAGACATTGAGCCCGATGTCATGGGTGATCCTGCCGATCCTGCCACGGCACAGAGGTACCAGGATTTTTTACAGCGATATGAAAGTAATCGCAGGCGAAATAAGACTCGTTGTTCACTCATGGAGCAATACCTGTCTTATGCTCAACGTGAGCAGCCTAATGGTGGGTTGATTGCTGAAAGCCAGCTTGCGATTACAGAGGCTTTGATTACTGGGCGAGGTTGCCTGTGGACGGAGAAGTATCAGTTCCCAGGTAGCGAGCGAGTGCTGACTAGATCGGTGTTCGATTCTTGCTTGCGTCTGTTTATTGACCCTCAGTGTACTAAGCCAAACTTGAGTGATTGCGGCTGGATTGGCAGACAGCACATTGAGAATTACTGGGATGTTGAGCGAAGATTTGATCTACCTGCTGGCTCTCTTAGTCGTTACGCACGTAATGTTGGCGTGGCTGGTGCAGACGCTAATGAGGTATCTGAGAGTGGCAGGGATGAATATCATCCGATCAAGAACAGTGCCTACGCAACGTCTAATAAGATTATCTGGTATGAGATCTACTCTAAGGTAGGTGTGGGTACTCGCCTAGATGATTTTGATTCGACTCTACATGAAGCGTTCGAGCAGACTGTTGGCGACTTCGCTTACTTGGCTGTGGCTAAAGGTGTACCCTTTCCGCTTAACTTTCCGCCAAGTACCGCAGAGCTTGGCGACGATGAGATACGTAGGGCATTGGATTGGCCTGTTCCGATCTACAGAGATGGTCGCTGGCCTGTGTCACTGCTGGACTTCTATGAGGCTTCTAGTGGCCCTTGGCCTCTGGCTCCGATTGGCATGGGGCTAGGTGAGTTGATTTTCTTGAATGTGATGATGTCATGCTTGTGTGATCGTGTCTATCAGAACTCAAGAAACATTTGGGCTGTGCTCAAGGAAGCTGGCGATGATGTTATTGGAAAGCTAAAGAGCAATGAGTTCAACATTATCGTTGAGCTAAATGGCATGGCTCACCAGAATATCAATGAGCTAGTTACGATGCTTCAGTCGCCTGCCATCAATTACGATGTGATACGTATGCTTGAGTACGTGTCGATGTCCTTCGATAAGCGGACGGGTCTAACTGAAGCTTTGTATGGGATGAATGTCGGCGGCAAGGTTGCTCGTACTGCGGCGGACATCAACTTCAAAGAGGCTGCTACGTCGATACGTCCTGACTGGATGAGTCGAAAGGTGGAGGCGTGGCAAACCAATAGGGCTAATGTTGAGCGTATCTACGCTGGCTGGAATGTACGTGGGCAAGATTTGGTTCCTTTGTTTGGCCCAGAGGGTGCACAGATTTGGGATGAGTTGATTGCCAACGAAGATCCAGAGATCTATGTTCGAGAGATGGCTATGACGATCGAAGCCAATTCGATACGCAAGCCAAACAAGTTCCGTGACAATGAGAACCTGACTCGCATTGCTCAGTATCTTCTGCCGCAGCTTAATCAGATTGCAATGGCAGGTAATCCAGAGCCTCTTAATGCGTTCATTAAGTCAATTGGCGATGCGATGGAGCAGGATGTGACCGATTGGTTAATTCCTGCTATGCAGCCTCAGATGCCTCCTCAGCAAGGGCAGATGCCACCTCCTGAGCAAATGCCACCTCCTGAACAGCAGATTCCTCCGCAGGAAGAAATGCCTCCAGAGGCTATGCCTATGGATATGCAAGCCCCTCCTCCTGAGATGATGCAGCCAGATGTTATGAGTCAGAGTCCTGAGATGGATCCTGAGATGATGGCGATGTTAGAGAACCTACCCCCTGAAGCGTTAATGGAGTTGAGTGGTGGCTTATAAGATCAAGATCAACGGTGTAGTTCACACTATGATTGAGAGTGATGGGGAGGTTCGCTATGAACCGCCTTTACCTGAAAGTGAAATCGTTAAGGGCAGGAAGAATATGAGGGAGGTGTTAGCCTCCAAGAAATTCCCTGGTGTTAGTACAGAGAACACATTCTTCTCTGGTCGCGGCACTCTAGAGAATCAATTTAAGGATGACCCTGAGTTCCTCCAAGAGATTATTGAGGGAGCCAAGGCTGACGGATATACCCCAAACCCCAATGATGTTTACTTGAGTCAGCTTGCTAGGAAGCCAGGAGATAAACGAGCTTTTGTTTCGCAGGCTGATGGCGTGTCAAAGATTCGCAAGGTGTGTGAAGAGAATCGTCTGCAATGCGATGAAGTTGGTACGCAAAAGTACGAGGTGGCACCAAAGGCACCTGTGCGATTGGCTGAGGATTTAGTTCAGGCTGAAGTCGCAAAGTATAAGTCAAGTCCTGAGTTTTCTAGGATGGGAGACCAGGAATTACGGGAGTTTGTTGTGGATCAACATGGAGCAAGGAGTTAGGAATGTCTTTAACTGGGACCGAGCGAAGTTCACTTATTGCGGCAGTAGCTCAGCCTTCGCCTGGGCGCAAACTGGCTGATGTCATCAACCTTATGGATGATGGTGCTTATACAGTTTCTTATTCGATTGGTGCTGAGGCTACCAATGCGATTGCTGTGACGATTACGGTCAAGACGATCGACAATCGTGCTTTGGATAATCGCGTCTGTTTGGATTTTCTTTTGATCAGCAGCACATCTACGTTTGCACTCAATGCAACCGACTACACGATTGCAGCTACCACTGGGGTTGTCGCTGAACTTGTTGCCGACAAGGTGTTGCGAGTCGTAACGAGCGCTACTGGCGTTGCGGTGTTGACTTTCACCTTTGCAAGCACTGCTACGAGCTTCTTGGCTGCTTGCTTGCCAGGTGGTGCGATGACTGTCTCTGGCGCAATTACTCACACCTAATGATGGGGTAGTCTGTGACCTACTTAGCTAGCTGGAACAATGTGTTCACTTTCTGGGACATGGTTCAGAGACTGTTGCTTCGTAACGGTCTGGCTGGCTCAGAGGTTGACATTGCACGTTTGCGAGTGGCGATCGATAAGGCTTATCGGATGTTACCTGCCATACACAACTGGAGGTTTTACAATCGTAGGCTGACGTTGCTTGTTGAGGCTCCGCAGACGATCGATGCTGTGTCGTATGACCATACAGGTGGAACTTACGAGCGCCAGTTGACTATCACTGGCTCCTCGGTTTGGCCAACCACTGCTGTCTACGGCGAGATTATTCTTGGTGATGTAGTTTACCAGATCGAACGTCGCGTGAGTAATACGATCGTCACGCTGACAGAGGAAACTAATCCTGGTAAGGATGTGTCTGGTACTGGATTGATATGGTTTCGGAGTTGCTATCCGTTTCCTGTTCCAGTCAAGCAGGTAGCGGAAGCGTGGAGAGGAAACCAGATATACAGGTTAAAAGCTTGTACGTCTTTAGACTATCCTCGTTTTCGCAAGATGTTTCGTCAGCCAGGGACTCCAATCCAGTATGCCATTCTGCCTAGTCGCGATCGTATGGGTGTGATGGATTTCTGCTTGGTTCCTCCGCCAACAGTGGCTGAGGTGTATGAAGTTCATGTCGATGTGGCTCCTACGCCACTAAGGACATATGAGGTGTCAGGCGCTGATGCGGCGGTAACGTCAGGTAGCAATACAGTTACCTGTGCAGGTGCGTCGTTTAGTCAGAATCTGGTGGGCACTATTTTTCGCCTGTCTCCTAGTAGTTCTTTACCAAGTGGTCTTCATTACGGTGCTGCGGGTCGCGATGAATTTGAATGGCAAGCTGTTGTCAGGAGAGTTCCTAGTTCTACGACACTGGAGTTGGTGGAAGCCTCTCCTGTGACGGCGAGCGATAGAGGTTATTCGCTAAGCGATCCACTGGACATCAATCCGATGACCATGATGGATTACTTCGAAAGTTTAGCGTTCGAGCATTTCTCAACAAACGCGGATCACGCCAAGTTGGCTGAGGCTAAGGAGCTTTCAAAGCAATCTTTCCGATTGGCGATGCAAGCTGAGAGCACAACTAACTTTGATCATGAGCCGAGCATGTTTGGAACGCTTGGACTGAATGATAAGTGGTGGAGGTATACGACGGTTTTGCCTCCTGTCTAGTTTCCCCCTAATGGAGTTAAGTTATGAGTCCTGATGTCAAGTATGAGCTAGAGAGTAAGGTGGCTGCGTTTGCTGCTGTCAGTGGAGCGGACAAGGGATCTGTGGTTGGTAATCTTGCCAAGCTAATTCTGGAGATTCTAGAAAAGAGTGCAGGCATTGATGCTGAGAAGATGGTGTCATTCTGTGGAGAACTGTACGACAAGTACATCGCTCCGCTGGATCTTCCAGGTATTCCTGATGTCATGGAAGTCATGGTTGATAAGGTACTGAAGTCGACGCTGGAATCGATCATTCGCAAGGCTCTTAGTGATTTGAGGGCAGTGTAATGAAAGCCATGCAGGGAGTGTTTCAGGTCGGCATGATCGTGGCGATTATGGGATTGATTGGCTCATGCATGCAACTCAAGACTATTCCTCAGCCTGAAGTTGAGGAGCCAGTGATTGAGGTTGTCGCAGAGCCAGATCCTATCATCGATGTTCAGCCAGAGATTATTTCGGATCCTAAGCCAGAAAGCCAGGACGGGACGATCGTAATGTACACACGAGACGGGTGTGTTTGGTGTGAGCGATGGAAGCAAGTTGAGCTACCGAAAGTATTGCGGTCGTTCTGGAAATTTCGTGAAGTGTATACGAGCGAAGGTCCAGTACCTAGATTTGAGGTTTTCGGTAGAGGCAAGGCTATTTCACACACTGGCTACATGGATATGCCTACATTGCGTCGAATTGTGGATAGCATGTAATTACGGATAACGCCAATGGCTTTAACGGATCCAGATATGGGGCCAGTCTCCATTACCCAAGCGGGTGCTGTGCGGCTGTGCTCCGACATGCCAATAGGTATGGCAGCGGTCACGAAAGAAGGTAGGTTTCGATGGGTGAATACATCGATGTGTCGATGCCTGGAGTACACCGAGGGTCAGCTTCTCTCCATGGTTCTTGGAGAGATAACGCACGAAAAGCACCTGACAGTGGATCGGGATCTGGTGGAGAGATTAAAGTCTGGCGAATTGACGAGCTACACGGTAGTCAAGGCGTTTCACAAGAACGGCTCACGACCGGAGAGGCCGAGGTATGCGTGGGGGAGCTTGACGGTGTTTCGGGAGCCAGTGATCGGAGAGGTTCAATTCTTTTGGATCTTCTTCGTTCCGCACAACGACATGAAGGAATCGGGAGTAGCGTCATGGAAGGACATGCTGATTTTCGTGAGAGACAATTACAAGTGGCTTGCGACGGTCATCGCCATTGCAATCGCGCTAGCTTCCGGCAACTATACGGCAATATCCGCACTGCTGAACAAGCAAAGCGTGATAGAGAAAGAGTTGCAAAGTGGTCCGCCTACGTCCTCCTCGGAATCTGCGTTGCCTCAACCGCAGTGACTCTACTGATTACTTATCTTCTGTGGCTACGATTGGATCAGATAGCGAGTAGGTAATGGCACAGACGGACAGGCACAAAGAGATAGCCGATCGTATTGTAGCTTTACTTAAGGCTGAAAACTTTCCGCCTTTTCGTGCTAGTGAAGTGCGCTATGAAGATCCTCCAGAAATTAAACCTTCCAATGGAATCACTGTTTCTCCAATGGAAGAATCTGAGGGTGTTGGGACAAACTTGCAGGATGATATTCAATACACTTTTCGTATCACTAGATCCATTGGGAGGATGAATACTCAGGAAGGTTTGACCGCGAAGTCCTACTTTAGAACTAGGATTCGTCAGATGTTTCATCGCAAGAGGATTGGCGGAATTGAGTGTGAGCTAATCACTATTGTTCGGCATGCTGATTTCACCTCTATGCCCAAATGGCGCAAAAGCAACCTGGATGTTTGTGCCATGCTGATAACTGTCACAGTACGCGAGACGCGAGTGACTGAATAGCTTACTGAAGTCACTTCAGTAATCACAATGAGGATGCTTATGTCGAGACGAGACAGGATCATTGACGAGGTTATTGACAAGTTTCCTAATGTCGGCAATAGGACACTAGCAAGATTGCTAGTTGAGCAATACCCAGAGCTTTACACTATAGAACGGGCTCGACATTCCATTCGATATCGCTTTGGTGCTACTGGAAGCAGGGACAGGAAAAAGGTTAATGTTTGCGAGCACAAAAAGCACTGTTCCTTGCAACTGCCTCCTGGCATCAATCAGGTCAAGAAACCTCTGAAGTTAAATCAGCCAGGGGATTGGCTTGTCATAAGCGATCTGCATATTCCATATCATGACGAAATTGCGATCGAAACGTGCATAAGGTACGCAGTCGATAAGAAGATAAAGAATCTTTACCTTAATGGCGATTGCGTTGACTTCTACAAGTTCTCTGATTTTGTTGTTGATCCGAGGCAGTCTAGTCCTAGCAATGAACTGGAACTACTGAAGGTTTTTCTTAAGAGCCTGAAGAAACAGTTTAAGGGCAAGGTCATCTATAAGATTGGGAACCACGAGGATAGATACGAAAGATACTTGTATCAGCGTGCCAGTGCTGTGGTGGGTATTGAGCAGTTTGAGTTAGATAAGGTTCTTGGTTTGGGTGATCTTGGTATTACATGTGTCTCATCTAAGCAACATTCTATCGTCGGCAATCTGTGTGTATTTCATGGGCACGAGCTTCCTAAGGGTATGACATCGCCTGCTAATCCAGCGAAGTCTTTGTTTACTAGGACAGGCTGTAGCGGCGTCGTCGGTCATCATCACTACTTGTCTCACTGGTGCATGACGGAGGGGGTTCGCAAGGTAACTCACAATACGTACTCCATCGGTTGTCTTTGCAAGCTGGTTAAAGATTACTCGCCAGTCAACAACTGGAATCATGGATTCGGTCACGCAAGGGTGAACGGTAAGAGAAAGACCGAGTTCAGAAATTTCCTTATCGATCGTGGTCAGATTGAGTGTCAGTTCTGAAATTGATCCGCAGGGAAGAATATAGGGGGACTGAGAATGGAATACTTTCCTTATGTAATAGCTTGCGGTGGTTTGATACTTATCGCATCGTCGATGATTGATCTTTCTAAGATCAAGAGCTACTTCGCGAAAGACAAGCAGCCAGTGGCTGATGTGACTGATTTGCTGTCAGAGTACATTCGCATTCGAAAGATACTTGTCGTCAAGCTAGACGCAACCAAGATGGCTGAGGTTGATAAGTCAGTGCTTGATGAATTCACGGAGGGCTCGGTTAATGGTAAGTAGAGGTGGGGCCTTCTGGGGTGGTGTTTTGCTGCTCGTGGCTGCGGTTTTGTTTGCCTCTGGTAAAGGCAAGATCGACATCAGCCCAGTCGTCAAGTACGACAAGGTTGATTTCGTTTTAATGGAAGAGACGAGTCAGCCAGATGTTGATACAGCGATCCTAGTCAATAGTGATAAGTGGCAGTCTTTGGCTGATCGCGGTGTTTCAGTTAAGAGATATGACGTTACTAAAGATGCCAGGAAGCCAGAGGTTGAGAAGTTCCTTGGTAATATGGGAACTGCGAAGCCTCCTGTGATCTTGGTGTATGAGGCGGGTGGCAAGCTGGTAGGCATTGAAGCGTCTCCATCACTGGCTTCTCTTGATGCTTTAGTCAAGAAATACACAGGGAAGTAGTCATGGCTAATGAAATCATAGAGTATCAAGGCAAGCTGTACGGTACTGGCTTGATTCAGCCGGTCAATCGTGTAAGCGGCTATCGTCTGTTTATGGACGAGAAGCCAATGTTGACTGGTGAGCAGGTCAATAAGGTTATCTCGGATCCTAGCCGTAAAAGTGGTCGAAAGCGATTTGGTTCTGACTGGATCATGTCTCAAAAACACCTTGGAGCCTGTTGTGGCTTCGCTTGTGCAGGTGGTGGGGCTCGTGCTCGCGTTCGTCGCGGCCTGCCTCGTAAGGCTCTGAGTGGCTTTGCCATGTACTCAGCGATCAATGGTGGGGTTGATCGGGGTGCTTTGCTGAAGGATGGCATGGAATGGATGATGCGTCACGGAATCCCAGAGGCTATTGCTGGTGAGAGGCCAGAGTACCGCTGGGGTCGGATCCCTCAAGTGCAGAAGGATTCGATGGCATCCAATGTGATGCTTGAGTGTTATGCGATGGAGACAGAGCTTGAGTTGGCAGTTGCCTGCGCCCTTGGCTTCGATTGCATTATAGCGGTTCACGCATCCAATCGCTGGAGCAATCTTGATAGCAATGGCATTTCTGGTGAGAGTCATGGCGTTGGTAATCATGCAGTGCTTGTCGATGATGTAGTGCTGTCTAGTTCTGGTGAGTGGTTGTTTGACATGGCAAATAGCTGGGATGTTAGCTGGGGCCAGCAGGGTCGTTCGTATCAGACTTGGCGACGGCACCTATCTCAGACGATTAAGTATCACCAGTTCTTTGCAATCCGATCAACAGTCGATGGAAAATAAGGGGATGAGTTGTGCCTAATGCAGTGCGAAAATTTGGTGAGTTGACGGTCAAGCCTAAGGCTTCGATCTTTCGCGATTACGGCTGGGCTAATGTTACGATTGCCAATGCTGGTGTCACGAGCGGGTCGATTGATATAGGGCCAGCGGACTCTGTGATGTTGGTTCTGCCTGCCGGTGTCAACACAAAGACCATCACGATGCAGACAACCTATGATGGCACGACCTGGATTGATCTGGTTTCGTGGACGGCAGCGACTGGCATTAAAGTGTTCACGGATGCGACAGAGCTTGCGAAGATCCGTCATGCTCAGGTTACTCGTTTTACGGTCAACTCCGCAGTGGGCGCGGACTCGAAGATATGGATATCCATCAAGGGTTAACTCGCTTCGATCATATTCAAATTGCAGTGAGTAGGCTGCTGGCGGCTATTGTGTTTGCAGAATCACAATGGATGCTTTCAAGTCTTGCTTACAGTCGCAACGCTGTTTTATTGAGGGTCTCTATTGATACGCTTTTCTGGCTACTGTTCAAGCAGTCTTGCCATTGTCAAGAAAACTACAAATGGGAATTAGAGTTCAATGATCGATCTAACCAAGCTAACAAGTGAACAACTCTGGGGTTTGCAGTTCGTTGTACTGCAAGCCAACGCACCTATTCAAGCAGCAAACGAAGCCCTGCCAGAAGGTGAAGAACCCAAGCCACTATTCACCGATGCAAGCTACGCTGAAATGATCTTCAAGTCAGCTTGCGATTCGTACTATCAACAACTTGTTGAACACAAAAAGAAGTCTGCTTTGCAGATGTTTGATTCTTTAACGCCGGAACAACAAGCGGCACTTGTTCAGCAACTTCAGATTCCAGACGTTTTACCTCAATAGGTATTAAGCTATGTCGCTTGGCGTTATCTCTCCGATCCGCAACAAAGGTCTGTACTCTGATTGGCTATCTGCTGCACCTCTGGCTACATCGATGCTTACTATCGACACCAGCGGGAATGTCGGTAGCCAAGCTATTCCTGTTGCGGCATGGGGGAGTATCACCGGAACGCTAAGCAGTCAAACCGATTTGCAGAATGCGTTAAATGCGAAGTTGTCGCTTTCGGGCGGGACTTTAACAGGGGCATTAAGTGGTACAAGTGCTACGTTTAGTAATACCATAACCGGAAACTCACTAAGCCTCACCGCTTATCAGTGGATTTCATGGGGAGGTAACGCCTTTTTAACCGCAGATCCGGGTATTGGTTTAAGGGTTAATAACGCTGCCATTCAACAAATAAGTTTTCTAAGCTTTGGATCTTCTCAGGATCTCCGTGTAGAAAGAGATGATGCAGATACCCTTGCCCTTCGTCGATCAACCAACGCCCAACGCCTCAATCTATACGGCACCTACACTGATGCTTCTAACTATCGACGACTCTACCTATCTAGCACTACAGCAGGTGCGTTTACTCTTGGCGTAGAAGGAGCGGGAACGGGTGCGAGTGGGAATACTTTAACAGTGCCTAACGCCATGAGTGTTAATGGTACTCTTACCATGACCAACAGCGGTGGAGGAGGTTTAGGAAATATACAGGTGACAGGTGGGCAATGGTGGCTGTATGCCGGAGGAACAGCCCAATTTCCTTTGTTTAATGTCAATGGTTACTATGGCATGACTGACGGAAATAATGGAGGATTGTCTTTCGGATCAGGCAATGGGATTGCTTGGGCTAGCACAAGCACTGCGGGAGTACTAACTAGAAATAGTCTTGTAGCAGGCGATTTGTTTGTATACCGCAACGCTGCTGGTCAACTTGATATTCGTGGTAATAGCGGTTTGCGTGTTCGTAACGTAGCTAATTCTGCCGATGCCGCAATAACAGCAGGGGCGGGGACGTTTAGTGGAAACATCACAACAACCGGATATGTACAGGTTGGGGCGGATCAAACCAGACTAACCAATACTGGTATAACTAATTTTACATCTGGCACACAGTATCCTATTATTGAGTGGCAAGCGGGAACATCAATTCAGGCAATTATTATTTCTGGCTATGCCTATCGCGGTATTAACATTCAGCGAATTACAGGTGCGCAAACTTGGCTAACCGTAAACTTAGAAGGTTCTAGTGCAGCGTTTGGTATAACACCACGGCAAGCGTTGGATGTTCGCGGCAATGCCATTATAGATGGTAATGTTGTATTGCATCGATCTACTACTTCAACCAGTTTACAGATTCACAACACCTTCACCGACACCTCCAACTACATCCGTCAATCACTCTCTTTCACAACCTACTCCTCCACCGTCCATGCACAGCTAGCAGCAGAAGGTGCTGGCACAGGAGCAGTAAACGTACCGTTTGTAATTACGCCAAGGGGAACAGGTGCGTTTATCGTTGGGCCAATGCCTGATGGTACTGCAACAGGCGGGAATGCTAGGGGTGCCGGTGCCGT